ACCGAAAGTAAGCGCTCCTGATCCATCTGTTTGCAGTACTTGGTTAGCTGATCCGTCTGACGTTGGAAAAGTAAATGTGTTTGCAAAACTAGCAAAGTTTGCATCACCAACCGGAGCAGTTTTTGCAAGACCTCCCATCCCACTATGTGCTGTGCAATAATAATACAAATGGTCTGGAGCATCTTGTTCTAATGTTACCTCTACATAAGCACCCGTTGAACCAGCCGTTCCAACTGTTGTGATGCCTGTTGTAAATGCAGAACCACCGCCATGAGTTCCATTTGATGTTGTAGAGAAAGCTAATGGATGTCCACTATTTGAACTATCAGAATTATCAAATCTGTATGTTATTCCCTTAGAAAGCGAAACAGTTTGTTGAGTTGTTCCGTCCATTGCATACTTGTTGCCCCCCGAACTCACAACTGTCACAGTTATTTCTGCAACAGCAGCTTGACCTGACGAATTTATTTTAGGTGCAAATTTAGATAAATTTCTATTGATACTCATATCAGATCCTTATTTATGTAATAAAATCAATAACTTAATTAATGGATTGCCAGGGGCTAAGTTATATTGCGTATTGTTGCACTTGCAAAATGTCTCCAGCACTAGCTCCAGAAACTAATGAGACACTTGTAGAAGAAATTGAATAGTCTGTGGACGGGAGTAAGAGAATCCCGTTTAAATAGACCGCACTTTTGTTAATATTATAACTGCCACTAAATGCAGTTTGTCCTGACGTTGCAGTAAACTCTGTAGTAGAATAATTTGCAGATGCACCGCCATACTCTACGACTTCTACTATATCTCCAGCACTTGCAGCAGATCCTAAAACTACAGCCGTTCCTGAGCTTGCAGTATATGACGCCTCATCAATTTTAGTTCCATTAATGAAAAGTAGAATATTCCCCACACTATAATTTACGCTAAAACTGGTTTGCCCAGCCGTCGCTGTAAATGCTGTGAAATTGTGAGCACCACCCGACAGAGTTAGATCAGCAGCAGACGGACTAATAAAGACATATGCAGAACCGCTGAGATTAAGAAGCGAACCAGTAGAGCTACTGCTTAGAGTCCTAGAAAGTGTCGTGCCGCTGTGGGTGTAAGTGCCTTGCCCAATTTCCCAAGCAGTACCATCTTCAATGACATAACGTACTGTGTCACCGTCTGAAATGCCCCCATCTGCAAACGTCTGATAACCAGAACGAGCAGAGCCTAAACTTATCGAACCCGTTCCGGTTGTGCTAGTTGAAACGGAAACCCTATCAGCAAATTTAACCATCTACTTTTCCGTTTCTTTTTTCTTTTCGTCTTTAACTTCATCGCTTTTCAAATCTGTCGTGTAGCCTTTGTCAGATATTTTTTTTGCGATTTCATCAGAAACAAACTCAAAGTGGTAAACCGTTTTTTTAGTCATAACCATTAGCTCACTTTCTATGATGGATCTGGGATACCCGTTGCGAAACTAGCGCCTGTAAATGAATTACCGCTAGTGACAGACTGAGAGGCTGATAAGCTGCCAGTGACAAGCAATCTGCTGTTGTTTGTATCGCTGATAGCGTAATGTGTTGCAGTGCCATTGCCTGTAATACTACCATCTGTAATAGCCGCAAAAACAACTTCACGCCCACCGCCAGATCGGTCTGAGGGTGAAGCGCCAGAAAGTGAGGTAGAGTTACCTAGTGTGTATGTAGAAGTTGCAGCAGCGTAGGTAGTCGGTTCTTGACTACAAACGTCAATTCTATTTGCTTCTGTGTCTAAAACTCCTAATCCAGAGTCTAGCACTCTGTCGTTTAAAGTAGCCATTTTTAAGATCTCCTTATTTGGTTGGCATTATGGCAAGGTAGGCCATACGGGGTTGAGAGGATCGAAGCCGTCTTGCTGTGGCATATCCCTCAAATTCTGTCTTAGTGTGCGGTAATTCTGTTTGTCTGTTTCAGATAACGGACTGTCTAAAGTTTGCGTCCAATCTGTATCTGCTAAACGTTGGTTTCGTTCTTCTCTAAAATATATTAAGTTTTCTGCGTCTATGTCAGCTTGCGTTTCTGCAACAAAATTACCGTCTATATATTTTAAATAATTTACTGTGTCGCTGTCGTTTGGTGCAGCTATTTTTGACATTACACCATCAGCATTTACATCAACTAAATTGTCAGCATCCGCTTCCTGTTCAAACTTAGAAACAATGTAGCCACCATCATTTAGGTAAACAAAATAAGTCATTGGATTACAGACATTGCAAAAACACTTCCGCTTATTTGAAACCGTCGCGCATAAGAAACTACTATTGAAACCGATTGAGATGTTCCGCTAGAACTTATACCCTTCAAGTGTGTAAGGTTTGTGCCGTCAGGTACACTACTTGTACCACCAAATAAGGCATGGGTTGTACCGCCTACAGTCAAAGTAACCCTTGCTTGATATGGATTATTATTTGTACCAGAAGTTTTTTCTATTCTTCCCGAAAATCCGACTATTACAGCCGAACCACTTGTAATGCCTGATAGAGTTACAGAAGCTACGGTTGTATTATATATCTGTGAACTGCCACCATAATAATAATTTACATCTGACGAACTTATTTTAGCGATGCCAGCACCAATAAAACGATCCGCTTGAATAGTTCCAGCTGTTATTTTTGAAGCATCTAAGCTGCCTATTTTTGCATTTGTAATAGCAGCGTCTTGAATTTTTGCAGACGTTATTATTCCATCATTAATTTGTGCTGCACTTGTAATAATTCCAGCTGTCGATAATAGACCGCCAGTAATTGTATTCGCACTGATCTTACTACCCGTAATTACACCAGCAGATATTTTATCAGCGGTAATTGCGTTTGCAGCTATCTCTGAAGCGCCTACTGCATTTGCACTAATCTTAGCTGCTGTAACACTGTCATTAGCTAACTTAGCTTCTGTAATAACACCTGACGGAATTTGACTTGCAGCGATAGAACCGCTTAATCCTGAGAAGCTAGTGACACCGCCACTAGAACTAGTCCAGCTAGACCCATCCCAATTATAAAGCTTATTGTCACTCGTTAAAAAAACCGTTTGTCCAGCAAAACTGCCGCTAGCTGGCAAACTAGAAACAGGCTCTATTAGATCTAAGCCAGCATCAATAAAAATCTGTCTTATGCCATTTTCAAAATCCGGATCGTCTAAATATGTTGTTGTTGCAGAAACACCGCTAGTAAAAGCAGAAGCATTGCCGGAATAATCTACAGCTTTAAGAAAATAATATTTGGTTTGGTTTAAACCTAAATTAGTTCGTGTAAATGTGTCACCACCAGAAACACCTACCTTAGTTGCACCGCTAGAGGTGTTTGTACTATTTTCATAAATCTCTACAAAATTTAAGTCTGTATCAGCTGGGTTTGTCCAGTTGATTGTAATTAATTTAAAACCACCCGTTGCAGAAATAGAAGTTGGCAAACTAGGAGCAGTTGTATCACCGCCACCCGTAAATGTGGCTGAGACAAACGCTCCTTTGACCCCTTGTACTGTGACTGCTCTTACTCTGAATGTATATTCTATAGCGTCTACTAATGGACTAATTTCAATGCTTGTTTCAGTAGTTGTTGTTGAGTGAAAGCTACTATCTGCTGTTGCTTTGTACTCAACCTCATAATGAGAAATAAAGCTATTTGTAGGAGCAGTCCAAGACACAATTGCACTATGAACAAACGTACCGTCACCAGCAGTCCGTCCACCGCCTGATATACTAAGACTTGCGATAGCAAGGCCAGCTGATACAGACGTAAGTGTAGAATTATTACTTAATATCTCGCTTTCTTCAGCTGACCAGCTAAACGCTGCTGAAGATGTCTCACGCAATGTAAGACTTACACTAAGCTCACCAGATGATCTATCATTAGAAAACTTCCAGCCAACTACCTCAAATTCTTTTGAAGAAAAACCATAGCGGCTAGCTGTGATTGCAACAACGTCACCGACTTGCACGTTAAATGCGTCTAAACCAAAATCAGCTGTGAGCGTCATACTTTCACGCGCTCTAAACAAAGTCATTTTTGCTAGACGCTGTGCCATTGCGCTAGACGTTGTGAAGGGTAGGGCTAAGTCTACAGCACTTTCAACACCAGCGTCATTAGCAATAAAAGTAGCACTTCTTATTTCTGGATAATCAACCCGTATGTAATCATCAGCAGCAGAGTTAAACATACCGCGCACAATATTAAAGCTGTCGCGTCTGCTAGGCTTGGTTTCGACATTTATACCGGAGCGAAAATCATCAAGTGTAAATGTTTTAACCGCTGCTGTATATTCTCCAACTTTTAGCTGCCAGTTACCTTGACCCCAGAATAAAGTAGCAGCGCAAGAAGTCATCATATCGCCCAAAATATCAGACGGGCTTCTGTCTAAACTTACAACACCGTTTAGCTCATATCTTTTTTCAGTGCCGCCACCAGCTAAGGTAACAGTTTCATCACATGCGTTAGCAGCTGCTGAAAATACAGTATCGTTTGTAACTCCCGTATTATCCACGCCATAAGGGTTTGTAAGATAGTCACGAATACATAGAGCAGCGTTAGCTGAAAAAGCAGTGCTGGCAGATCTAGGATCATAAACTTTCTTGCCTTCTACTATTGCAGTAAATAGCGGTATGCCCTCAGCAAAAACATTTTGGTCATATTCCATCCTCACATAGAGGCAAGCAATCCCTTCACCTTTAAAATTAGTATCTTCATTATTACTA